GGTTGGATTAACGCATTTGCGATTATCGCAAGAGTGACAAATATGCATTCCTTCTGGAATTGGTCCTTTGAAAACTTCGTATGAAATACGATGGGCTCTATAAACCTTTCTTTCAGTTCCATATCTTTTTGAAATTTGTCCATATCCTTTATGAATTACCCCTTGCCATTCCCAACAGCCATCTGTCATCACTAAAATATAATTTAAAAGTCGACATCTATCATCACAATAATCCATATTGGATTCATTTTGTTTCTTGCAAAACTTGCAAAATCTACGCATATTGCCTCCTGGATATAACCAGGATATACCTACCCTCTGTTAATATTCAAACTCAAAATAATCCTCCGAATCCACCGTTGATATAGTTAGGGGATGTTGTATTGAAAAGTTGGTAGGTCGGTACGCCTATCTCTTCAACAGACTGCCTTTCTAATACTAACGCCTCTTGCCTTAATAACCCCTCTTCCAAGCCCGCCACGCCTTCCGTATCACTTCTATCTCTCAATATCTCTCTTGCGGCTAAATACGCGATATATTGGGACCATTGATTGAGTATTGGCGAGTCGGTGGACTCCATGAATTGAACAGGCGTTAAGTAAACTTCTATTTCAACCTTATGGATAAGCTTTGGGACAGGTCTTATTGTGATTTCGTTATTCCAGAAAAGAATACTATAAGGTCTTCCAGTTTGATACTGACTGACCCATACTGTGAATAGCTCATCACTTCCTAAAGACACACCAGAAGGAAGCGTAAAGGAAATATCTCCCGTCACATAGTTGACACTGCCGATATTTGTAGGATTGTTTAATCCAGGATTTCCTAAATTTTGGTTATACATTCCAGGTTTTGCTGGATTGGTATTTTGGGCGGGCACAGAAGTTTTAGAATTTGGATAGAGGATTTGTATTACACCTTCACCATCATCATTTAAGCTTATTGCTGAACCTGTTGTATCCACTCCTCCAATGACCACTTCTTTGCTTAAGAATGGCCCAGGAATGTTAAATGAAAAGAATTGATTAGTTGACGTCCATAAACCACCTGACACATAGGCGCTAAAGGCCGTATTGTTTACTCCATTCAATGAAAAGGTATTAGCGTCAATGACCGTTATTGTGTAGTTTGAGCCATTCAACTCAGTCATGCCAACAATGCCGTCGATGAATATAACAGCGCCTGTTGTAAGGCCGTGGTTTGCGCTTGTGACTTGAGTTGGGTTTGTTGGCTGAGCAATCGCTGTTATCGTTCCAGAGCTTGTATCACCGCCAACTTGAAACTTGGTTGGGAACCTTGGCCATAGATTGTAAAACTGCTGCCTATCTTTTAAGATAGACCCTTCAATGCCCTCAATATAGACTGGCCCTCTAAATCCCTGCATATAGTTAACATCAACAGGGTACCTATCTATATTTGGCCTTGTGAAGAACGTATAAACGCTCTTCATCTGATCCATCTTTATCGCATAAGGAAAGTCGTTGTTATAGGCGTTATTGATATATTGATCGATATTGGCCGTAGACAAAGCGGATTCACTAGAGGATGCCGTTAGACGCCTAATCTTTCTTCTGATGAAAGCAACTGTTGAATCTGCTGGTGCTACGGCCGACATTTGATTTTCCTTAAGTTATAATTAATCAACAGGGACAAGGCGATGTTCCCAGTCAGCTGTCCTATCTTTATCAAGCGGCTTTCCATCCCTACTAACATTCTCACCATCCACACTTAAAAGACCCTCTCTCTTCATAAGCTTCATCTCGTTTACTTCTTTAACGAAGCCTTTAGGAAGGTCGTAAGTATATCCAGGAATCAGATGGTATTGCTGAATTGGCTCGCCAGCATATCTACAATAGGGTTTATCTAAACGCTCGTGATTGCCTTTTCGGTTTACATATTCATATTTCTTCACAATCGCATCGTCTTTCTTTTCTTTTTCAAGCTTAGCTTTAATTTCAGGAGACATATGCTTAAATCCATTGTCTTCTACAGAGTTAGTTAGTGTATTTACAAGGCCATGAGCTTCGCCATTTGCTGTATACATCTTTATCTGCTTCATTAATTTCCTCTATTGTTAAGGGATTGAAAAGGGACCTGATTGGTCGTGTTATTAAACTGAAGGTTACGTGAACCTGATGGAGCTAAACTTGCACCTGATATATAGGTGGAGGGTATTACAAATGTATCGAAAAGAGTCGAATCTACATTTACAGTTATGTCTGAGCCATTTACTTCTGTTATCAAAGCGTTGAGACCATTTGCTTGAAACATTCCATAGTTTGCTGGGACTGTTAGTTTTATCTGCTGTCCTGCTATGTAAGTATCCATCTGATCAGAGTTTGCAGAAGTAGAAATGACCATAGGATTGCTTTTAGAGATATCTGTGATTTCCAATGCGCTTGGTATCTGAACGACTGGGCTTAAGTATGTGTTTGCGTCATTTGGAACTATCACGTTCATTCATCCATTTGTTTTAGACTAAACGAGGAGAGGCATATAGCCTCCCCATCGTAATATTTCATTTTCCTGTTACGGATTCAGTGCACTTACTGTGCCGCGTTCCATCTTATATGCTTGCCATATAATGACTTCGTTAGCCTGACCTGCAGGGCTTTGTTGACCCGCTGGTAGGTACATATACGGTACAAATAACCCTGAATGGAATGGAGGATATTGGAAGTTGTATCCAGTTTGTACATTCGTAATGGGGTTATATTGAGTGCTTTGTCCTGCTGGAGCTATAGTCGCAAACAGCTGAGCTGAAGGAGATAAGCTTGAGAGCGGGAAAGCAAACGAAGTAAATGCTGAAGAATCAATATTTACAGTGATGGTGTAGGTACCAACAGCAGTAATAACAGCAGGCAAACTCTGTGCGTTGTTGAAGTTGTTTAGCTGAACCATTCCAAAAGAACCTGGAACAGTAAAGATAACCTTTTGACCAACAACGTAGTTATGAGCTTCTGATACTGTTACAACAGCTTGAGTTGCCTTTGTAACCCCAGTAACATAAAGAAATCTTGGCTCTACTGGCATAACTTTAGGAATTCTTCTAGCAAATCCAGCTGTTGCTGGCGCTGAGAAGCCTGAAGCATCAAGTCCTAGCAAAGTAAAACCAGATCCAGAAACGGAGCTGATTGTAAATGCCATGCCACTAACCTGTAGCATCCCTGTAGTGCCATACAACACAACCACATCCCCTTCGGAATATGTGTTAGTTGCAGTAACAACGGCAGGATTTGCGTTAGTAATAGCTGTAATGGTAACAGCCGCTTCTGGTTGAGGGAAGCTTGTCACGTAAGTAAAACCAGCTGATGCTGTTGCTGTAGCAAAAGAATCGCAAAGCAGCGCCGCACTACCAGCTTTTCTATATCTCAACCCATCATTCTGAGCTGAAATTCCTGGCCAAAATTCGCCCATTACGCACCCAGTAGGCGCAGCAGCAGACATTTTCGTGTAGTTAATGGTCTTGAAGTAATCAACACCACCAGGAGTTGGGATAATTTGATTAACAGCAGTTGATGGCTGTGTAAACGTCCCTTGATCAATTAAAGTAAAAGGCATAAATCACATCTCCTTATGATGGTTGTAGGGTTGTGACATTCAAACCAGAAATCCAGTTTTGGTTTGTAATTGCGCGAGCAATCGCAAACTTAGCATACAACTGGCTGTTTTGAGCGACTGATGATACAACCCAAGGTGGTCTGTAACCAATTGTGGCTGTGTAGTTGTTCTGCTCGATTTTAGCGGCAGCTTCTAGACCATACATAGGAATCGTATAGACTGTATTGCCTCTTGAACTGATTCCAGGAATCTTTGCAGCTTTAGAGCTAACGAAGAAGCGAAAACGGCTGATTGCGCAATACTCTTCTGGTCTCAAACCTTCTTGTGAAGGGTAGTTGGCTTTCAGGATAACGCCCTGAACTTTCTGAAGATCGTTCGTTACGTTAGTAGAAGCTAGAGCAATGAAAGCATCTCTTGTTGGTCCTGTCGAAATCATTCTAGTCGCATCGATGCTTGTAAGCATTGTACGAGCGTCATTACCAAGTAAGACTGTTTCAATGTTGTTAATGTCGTTCAAAGAAATATTGCTAGGCTGATCTCCGTTTGTACCACCTGTAGCATTGACATAGCTAACAGATGAGCTAAACAAGTCTCTCATCAATAGATCTTCTTTTTCTCTTAACCACTGTCCAAGAAGGGCTGTGAACTTGGTTAGAGTCTTAGAATTTTCGAATAGGTTTACCTGTTCGTTCGTTACGATACTCTTAGCATAGATTTCCATCGTTGCGTCGATATCTGTACGTACAGGGACTTCAGATGCAGGATCAACGCCAGAACCATCTAGCTGTCCGCCGTCTGTTGAAAGACGCTCGAAACGAGACATCCTTGTTGTTTTGCCGATATAAGCATCAGCATGATGTAGATCCACGCCGAAGCTATGGA